CTTCTAATTTATCCATAACTTTCTATTATTAAGCTACCCCCGCACTACTTACCATACTTGGGTTGGTTCCGACACTTATAACGGGCCATCCAGCATACCCAACACCGTTGGTTTGAACTAGAATACTACCAGGGTCAATTACGTTTGAAATCTTCATCTCCGTTTGTATTGCGTTAACAATTTCTTCCATCCTAATAACTTCTAATGCGGCCATAGCGTTGTTACCTTCTTGAAATATTTCACCTCCGACAGCATTCGCTTCTGAGAATCTTGAGATAACTCTTGCTGAGATATCTCTTGCTGAAAGTCCAGGACGCAACTTACTACCAATCATGATTAACGGTGGTGGTAACGTTTGTGCTGGTAGTTTCATTAATGAGAATGCACCAGATAATATCTTTAGTATGTTACCCATAGAACTGAAATTACCAGCACTCTTAGGTACACCTATCTTCTGCGTACTTCTACAATCTTGTGGCATGGTTATATTGGGCTATTTTCTCGTATCATTCGTATAACGTCTTGAGGGACACCTACAAGACTTAGTAGCATTGCTAATTGGGCTGAAGCCTTTTCCTTCAACATCTCTACAGAGTTGATTGCGATTAGTTTCATAATGAATTTCAATACTTTGTTTAACAATGCCTTTATTATTAAGTCTCGAATACGCTTTACCAAATTCTCCAACAGTGTTTTATTCTTAGCTAAAAAATCTACAGGGTCTAAGTAATCAGAGTTTTGACCATATACTACCATATAATTAATTAGGAATACTACTAGTACCTTTGGACTTAGAATTGAACTAACTATAGCTTTGATAATCTTATCGAACATCAAACCCACAAAACTTAATTCAATTGAATATTTATCTACTGGGTCACCAGCACCTTGACTAGATGTTGCTAATGCCATACTGTTGATGCTAGCACTAATAATGTCTCCCCTTTGAATCATTTGGGATTGTGTTAACCCACTAAGTTGTTCTTTAAGGTCTATTAGGTATGATATTGGAATTTTAATATCCACATCACCACATGTTTTAAGTTGTCTAACACCCTTTCTCCTATTGGTGGCACCTTCCTTAATGTTTCGTATCTGAGAGTTACTGAATTCGAAAAAAGTATTATCAATTACGCTATCCTCATCAGCGTTTATAATACATGTTACAATGGAATCAATCTTACCTTCCATTTCCAATTCCGATTCGGATTTGTTTACGTTGGCTTGTACTGCAATAGTACCAAATAGGCTATCTATGATATTTATGATAAGGTCTTCAGAAGCGAATAGTTGTAGGCTGTCAACAAACTTATTGTTAAGGTCTGTAAGATTGGTAATGTTTGGTGCTGGTTTAAATACTAAAGTATTTGTTTCTGTTAGGGTGTTCTGACCGAATGCCGCTTCCAAGATATCTTCACCAGTATTAGGGTCTGACCACATTTCATAGTCGGCTGGTAATGGTGGGTTAGCTGATGCACCATCAGCTTGGATTGTGTAGTATAGGTATGTATTATAGTCAGTTGATGTCAATCCAGCCGCGATATCATTGAAGATTAAACCACCAGCTTGTGTAACTGGGTTAATCTTCATAATATTCAAGAAATCAATCTTTTTAACCTGTATCTCAATACCATCACTTACAAACCATATTGGTAGACTTGGATTAACCCCACAGGCTACCAGACCCTTTAATTCCACTTTTAAGGCTTCCTTAACGATTATCTCCGCTTCTGAGGTGGCATACACCAAAATATCGACCAAAGTGTCCCTAATCTCTTCATAACCTACTAGTGCTTTAAGTAAGTCCACAAGGAAATCTTGTACGTTCCCACCGTTATTAATGGATGGGAACGAATTATTAGTTTTTAGGTTTGGAAAGTCATCAGTAAGAGTACGTAAAGCACCGATGCTACCAAAAACCTTTTCTTTTTGGTGTAATACCCCCATTAGTCGTCAGATTCTTTCTTTTTATCACCCTTTTTAGATTCGTTAAGGATTAAATCCCTAATCTTACTATAACTTTCTAGACTTACTTGCCCATCCCCAACATCATTAAGGTCAGCTTTAAGGTCACCAGCATGTTTAAGACTATCATTCTGCAATTTAGCCACTTCCAACTTAACTCTGACATTATCCGTCTTAGTTTTTAAAAAGTCGGTTTTAGCTTTAGCCACCTTTACAAATTCGTCCACGTCTTCGGGTTCAGCCGAAGTTTGGATTATGTTAATCCCTTCTTGGGCTGATTTAATGTTACTACATGCTTCATTATATACTTCCTGAAGAACCCCTTCAAGACTTAATAGGTTATTAACCTTAACTGTTTGGCTCTTTTTTCTTGGCATAATTTTACGTTTTACGTTTTACGTTTACGTTATACTAGTGAACTACCCAACCACACCAAAGTGATGGTTGGGCTTCTTATTAAATAAGAACTTTGGACGTTTCATTGCTTACGCTAACATCCCTTTCGGGTAGTAGTCTTATTTTTGCTCCACGTCTGTAATCGTTTGTCCCAAACGATATAATCTAATGATTATGTTATAAATATAAGCCAGACTATTATTTAAAAGTAAAGATAAATAATAATAATCACCTTACATCCCATCCACGTTCCGATGGATGGGTTTTTCGGTGGAACTCTATAAATATCGAAGAAGTAACAATTATTCTTGAATCCCTTCGTCTAGTCCTTCTATTTTGAGTATACCATAGAGACCTTTATATCGCCTCATACCCAATCGGATATCCTTAGTAGTCAACCCCGTATGATTTCGCATAGTCTCAAGTATAGCAATCTTATTATACTTGCTACCAGTGCTAACGTGAGCCAGAACTTCTTCCCAATTCTCTAAGATATCAATTAATGAGTGACCCACTAGTCGTTCACTCTCACTTAACTTTTTCTTAGTTGTGGCTTCATCTTCCAACTCTATTTTAATACCATCCACTAACTTCTTCATGAATTTATCCAAGGTGAAGTCATCATGATTTACTATTTCATATTGGTACTCATCCTTAGTCTCAAGATATGAGCTTACATCATCAAATGACGAGTATTTCCTCATATTCTTATCATCGTTCTGGACTTGTCCCAGAACATACCTTTTTATTATCGTTCCGTAATAAGAGTAAGCTTTTTTACCTCTCCCACCGTCAAATTTATCTGCTTTCATCATCACATCGCCCAGCGCATCCATGTGCTGTTGTTCAAATGACATACCTTTTCTATAGAGCTTATACGTTTTTATGATGTATTCCACCATCTTATTCAGAGGCTCCCTGAGATGTTCGTTGTAGATGCGAGTCCGTTCAATTTGGTCTTCACATGCTACATATAATTTTACTGCTTCTTCTTGGTCAGACCCGAAATAGGGGACTACCGTCCTTTTTCGTCCTCTCTTAACCATTAGTCAGTTATTTTTTCGTATGTTAGTTTTCTATCCTCATTCCAGAAATACTCCTTCATAGCCTTTTGCATCCACCAACGCGATTCGGTATCATCCATTTCATTCCTGTATTGTTGGAATAGGGAGTCTGGTCTTAGGTTAACGTGTTTATACCCAATTCTTGGGATAACCATGGTTTTTACACCACTGTGTGTCATTCTCAGTAAGAATTCGTAAATGAAAGTTAATTTGATTGAGGGTTTGAATCCACCGAAATCTTCGATTACTTCTTTCTTCATCACGATACCATCAGTATTAAAGTTCTGATATCTCAATAGAGCATCAGTATCTAGAATACCCATCTCATCAGAGAATTGGTTCGCCCATACTGCTTCGTTGGTACCACCAATGTATTGCTCTTGAGGTTGTTCTAGTTTATTACCTTCAGCATCTTCATACTTTATTGTAACATCTGCAATCATTGGCATGAAAATACCCACCTCTGGATAAGCTTCCATATACTCAACTGCGTTCTTGAACCAAATATTAGCATATTCATCATCGTATTCTAAGATTGAGAACCATTCTGTTTCAACTGCTTCGATACCGAAATTAATTTGGTTACAGAAATCTGTTTCACCATCATTCTCTAATATCGTATACTTAGTCATACTCTTTGGTAGTAACCCACTAATAGTTTTAACTAGTTCACTACCTTTAGGTACCACAATTAATACTGCATCAGGTTTGACTTGTTGTCGTTCAATACTACCTATAGCTTTCACAAATAGTGGTGTACTCTCTTCCGTTAATTGGTGTACTGGTAGTACAACACTTATCCCACTTTTCTTTTTGTTAATTATTTTACTCATGTTTTATTCTTTTTAGTCGTTTGTAGCCTCGACTACAGTTGCAGTAACCTGCTTCTTGTTATTCTCTAATAGAGCTTCAATTTCTTCTACCCTATTTTCCACCAACTTACCATACACTTCTTCAATCTTAACTTTCTGAGCTTCTGATGTGTATTGACCTTTACTCTCTTCCATTGTTTTCAAGATGTCAGTTGGTACATTATCTTCTAACCACAACTTCAAGTACTTAGCAATTATTTCAGGAATAGCGTGTTGGGTGTTAGTCCAGATACCATTATTCTTAATCGTAGGTTCGTTGTTCTCATCTTTAGTTTCCATCCATTCTGGGATGAATTCTGGCATCTTACCGATTACTGGTGTGTTCGACTCAAATGCTTCCAATGGGAAGGTACCAAATCCAGCAGTATCATCAATCCATACTGAAAGAAAAGATGTAGCCAATTCGTCAGCAAACGCTCTACGAGATAGACCCCTCATTTCCCTAAACGTAATCCACTTGTATACTGGGTATTGTAGGTAGAATGCTTTCGCAATCTTAGCTGCTTGCCCATTATTCCTACATAGAATCGTTACGACAGGTTTCTTAGGTTTATCACTCGGCTTGAAATACTCAGGGATACTCACAGGTACCACTTGGGTATTAAGTGATGGGAATAAGGATTTAAGGTACTCTGCTTGTCTTTCACTTGTTGTGATAGCATCGTTAAACCCAAACTCACTATTCCATCGCTTACCTAACGGTAGTAATTCCAATAGATATGATGGGCTTTGACTGAAGACAATCTTCTTACATGGAAATTGTTTGACTTGGTCCATGATATTACCAAAAATCTCAGGGATTAAAATAAAGTCACTTGGTTTAATGGAAAGTTTTTGGCTTTGGATTGAGATATGACTCAATTCTGTATACTCAACCCCTAACCAATCAGCTAGACCCATAGACCCATCTTCACCAGTCTTTAGTTTATAATCATCATGTTCATGAA